CCGTTTTAATTAACGGAGACGATATCCTCTTTAGAGCAGACACGGCGTTCTACGAGATTTGGAAGAGATGGGTCCACAGAGTCGGATTCAAACTTTCTCTTGGAAAGAACTACATTCATTCGCGACTTCTGACTATAAATAGTCAGTTGTACCGCTGGAATCCTGTAGAAAATTCTTTCAAACGTCTTGGTTTTCTAAATACCGGCCTTTTGACGGGCCAGTCCAAGACGACAGGTCGTATGGGTGCAAGGCTTGCGCCGATATGGGATTATTACAATGAAGTAATACCCTACGCGGCGAACCCAGAGCGAGCTCACCGACGGTTTATGCACTATCACAGGGAAACCCTGGAAAAGTATACAAACCGCGGTGAGTTCAACCTCCACCTGCCCTTTCATCGGGGTGGGTTAGGGTTCACTTTGGTTGGAAACAAGCCCCGCATCACCTCTTTTCAGAGGCGGTTCGCGACCTTTTTAGAGAAGGAATACCGGCAAAAGGCCAGTACGGGTGTCGTGCCGAAAGGTGAGACGGTTGGATTGGTGAGATCTGAACAAGATTCACCCCAGCCAAACAGTCAAGTCACCTTCCACCACAACCCGACACTCCTGTTGGAACCTAGAATAGGTCCTCTTAATGAAGGGGTTGTTGCGTACAGAACCCCCGAGTATAATTTCCCAATCTTATCTCAGCCGATGGAGACAGAAAGGCCCGAATTCCGCGTCCGGCTCCCGAAAAGGAGCAAGAAGCGTTTCCGGTCCAATCCGTCCCCTAGGATGGGTGATGAGGAGATATACTCGTGGCCATGGAGGCTCTGCGAAGACAAGCGGCTCACAGCCGCTGGTCCTCGCATCGAAGAGACGGACTAACCATCGTCTCGAGCCCTCGACCTCAGCACGTCGTTAAACTGCTGATGGGGTTAGAAAGGTTAAAGAACCCAAAACGGTGGATCCACATGATCCGGAAAGCGTTGGTGTTTGCTTTCCCGGTGATGGTTCCTTAAAACTTCCGTGCTAAGTCGCAGGCCTCTCTTAATGGCCAGAGGTCAGCGTAAATGCCGACAGACTGCACGGGTTCGCCTAAGGTTGAAGGCCCTTTCTGATGTACAGTCGCGCTTGTGCATGAGTGGTATCCCATACATTATGCAACGTAACAACCGAAAATCTAAGCAAGCCCGCAACGGCGGGAGTGCTGTTCGCGCACCAGCGGCGATGAACCGGTCCAGTCGTCAGACTGGACGTCAGGTCTCTCGCTACCGTGAATGCGAACGTGTCGCAACTATTGCAGGAGCTACTAACTACGCGGTGGTTAGTAATATCGCTTGCAATCCAGGTCTAGCTGGTTCTTTTCCATGGCTTTCGGGCCATGCGAATCTCTATGAGAGATATCGGGTACACAAGTTAGTATACCGGTACAAGAACCTGAAGGGGACAGATTCCGACGGAAACATCATTATGTCATTTGATTATGACACGTTGGATGGTCCCCCTGTCAGTGCAATTGAGCAATGTCAATCTACACGTTGGATCGACGGAGCTCCTTGGAGAATATTTGAGCTCCATGTACCAACTGACAGCCGGATCCTCTTCACGAGGGCCGGCGCAGTCCAGTTAGCTGATTTGAAGACGTACGACATAGGTCGTCTCTTCATAGCTGCTGAAGGCTGCGCCGATACCTCTGACCATGGAATTTTGGAAGTAGAGTATGACATCGAGCTGATTGAGAAGCAACCCTCTCGGTTAACACCGGGAGGGGCTGCTAATCGCTCTGTCACAATGTACAATCTCTCTACAACCACGGCAGGGTCGCCCACCATCGACTTTGACGAAGTGATCACTAATGGTCTCTCCATCACTAATGTCAATGGTAGTTATACTCTACCGGCAGGCGCTTATATTCTGCAGGTGGACTTGTACCTAGAACTTGCTGGTACACCAGTCCTGGAGTTCAGGAAAGACGGTGTCTCTCTGAACCCCCTGCAAGAATTTAATTACTATGGTGCGACCGGATATATTGAGTCTGACGGGACTAACGTCTTAACCGTCTCTCTTAAATCTGGTTCATGCACCTTGTCCGCCAACTTCTGCCGCCTGAAAATTCAGGCGTTGTAGCTCCGACACATTAAAAGCACTCCTCTTCGTGCCTGTTCTGCGCGGGCGGGACTGTTGAGTCCACTGGTAAGGTGTTTGCTGGAAGCCGTGAGGCGACCGACACGAATCCCAGGCGTGAGATCTCTATATAATCTTCAAGAAAAGAGATCTCCATGTGAAAATGTCCTCTCTAGGACAGCCCAAGGGTTGCACCCCCAGGAAGACTCAATGCCCACCAGGCAGGGCGGGGATCCTCCATCCACCTCTCTCTCACTCTCATCGAG